GCCCTTGCAGGCGGTGATGCTGCGCGTGCAGATGATGAACGAGGGCGCGGACATGCTCAAGCGCGTGTTGCAGCGCGGTTTTGCGCCCGGCTGGATCGAGGCGGCCAAGGATTCGGTCTGGGGCGATACGCAAATCGCGCAGCTCAAAGAGCGGGTACGCTCCTCTAAGGTCGCCGGCGAAGAGTTGTTTTTGGAAAACGCCACCTGGCACCAGATGGGCTTTCAGCCAGGTGAAAGCGGCATTACTGATCAGCAGATTCTGGCCAAGCGGGACATCGCCGCGGCGTTCCACGTGCCGGCCGAGCTGATCGGCGACACGGCGAGCAAGACGTACAGCAACTTTCAGGAAGCGCGGCGGGCGCTCTACACCGAAGCGGTGATTCCGCTGTTGACGATGTTCCGAGACGACTGGAACCAGACCATCGGCAAAGAGCTGTCGAGTCCGCTCGACTTCGACAAGGATACGTTCGACGCCATCAGCGCGGCGCGGGCCGAAGCCACAGACCGGGTGACCAAACTGTGGACTAATGGTCTGATCACCCAGAACGAAGCGCGGGCCGATCTCGAATATGATTCGGCCGAAAAGGTGGCAGGGACCAATGGGAACGTTTTCTACGCGCCCGCGAATTTTATGCCGTTGACTACCGAGTCTGAGAAGCCGGAGGAATAAAACAATGGATCTGCGCAACCATCAGCGGGTGAAAATCAGCGCGGAGGGAATCGGCAGCGTGGTAGGGCGTGTCGAAGATATCTGCACTCCCGCCGCGATTCCAGAGCTTCCTATCGTGCTGCCTGAGATGCGTGACGAAGTGGTCACTGTGCTGGCCGAATGGGGCGTCTCGCGGGTGGCGATGATCAGCTACTATGCCGATGCGCACGTGCAATATCTGTTTACGGCGCTCGAAATTGCGGGCGAGTGGTGGGACCTGAAACGCCAGCGGCTCACCCTCGAAGTAATCGGACAATTTCCCAGTTGAGAGTCAAGGACCGCTTCACAGACATCAAACTGCGCTATGACGACCGGTGTGTGGATTGCGGGTGCGAACTCCCGCGCGGAGCGTTTGTGGTGTGGGACGCGATGGCGCGTAAGGTCTATTGTGAGCGGTGCGGAGAGCATCTTCCGGTGCAGGGCGGGCTCGATTTGAAGCGCTCACGGCAATGATGGCGGGCGAAGCGGTTGATATCAAAGCGATCGAGCGGCGTTGGCGGACGTTCGATCTGTACCTGGCCAACGCCTCAGCTACTCAGCAGAGAAGGGCCAGGCGGCTGTTGAGCGGGGAAGCTCGCCGGATTGCAGGTGGGTTTGAGCGTGCGGGTACGGACGCCGCTTTACAGCAGGTGTATCTCAACCAGTGGCGATCGTACGTCGTGCAGCTCTGGATGACGGTGGTCAAAAGCGCCGGCGAGCTGGCCGAAGAAGTACTCGGGGGCAAGCCGAGCGAAACGTTCGACCGCGCGGCACGCGGCTGGATCGACCGCAATGGCCAGGTGCGATCGAGCGGACTCGCCCGCACGTCGCGGCAGAACGCGCTCCAGGCGATCGCCAAGGCTCGCAGTCAAGTGCAGACGCAGACCGGCATTGCGGAGCTGGTGCGGAGAGAGTTGCTCGACATCGCCGAGTGGCGCTCGGCGACCATTGCCGAGACGGAGGTTCATGCGGCGGTCTACTTGGGGTCGTTCGCCGCGGCGCTCGCCTCTCACCAGCCGTTGACGAAGATATGGACGGCGCCGCGGCATCCTACCCGCACGTGCGATCAGCACCTGGAACTACACGGTAAGCGCGTGGCGCTGCGCGATTACTTTGTCATCGGGGAGGATCGCCTCATGTATCCGGGCGACTGTGAGCTGGGGGCGGCGCCCGAGCAGACCATCAATTGCCGCTGCTCGATGGATTACGAGCGGCTGCCGCGCGAGCAGGTCGGGGTGTGAGTCATGGCTAAACAAAGTCCGGAACCCGCCAAACCCAAGATGGTGACCGAGAGCCTGCGCTATCCCTTCACGCCGGCCGAGCTGCGAGAGCTGGGCGATTCGCTCGCGCAGGCCACTCTGGCGATCGCGGAGATCGAGAAGCGCAAGGCCGAAGCCAACGCGGCGTTGACTGCCGAACTCAAGCGGGCGGCCGGGCTCGTCTCTACCATCGCCGCCAAGCTCGCCGCTCGCTACGAGATGCGCGATTACCAGTGCTACGTCGAGTTCGACCGGCCGCAGATCGGCATGAAACAGATCGTCCGTCCCGACAACGGCGAAGTGGTGCGCGAAGAAGTGATGACGCCGGCCGAGAAGCAATGGAGTCTCGGTTTTACCGACACGGGGACCAAGCAGTAAGGAGGCTATTATATGCCCGCAATCGGATCACATTCTACGGCTACTACTGACGTCGCATGGGACGCCGCAGCCAACAGAGCGCGGCTCAAAAATGACGGCAGCAAGAGCTACTACCGCTCCATGTTCGCCTGGGTCGATCCGGACGGCGACCAGGAAACCAAGAGCGCCTACAAGTTTCCTCACCACATGGTCAGCGGCGATGGGAAGGTAGGCGCTGCCAACACGCGGGCGGCTTCGGCGGGCATTGCCGTTTTGAATGGAGGACGCGGCGGCGCGGACATTCCCGACAGCGATCGCAAGGGCGTCTACGCGCATCTGGCGAAGCATATCCGCGATGCCGGCAAAGAACCTCCCGAGCTGAAGGATTGGGAGTACGATCCGGCGACTGCGGAGCTCGAAACTCATAGCATGCTGATGAACGAATCGAAGGATCTCGTGCAGTATGCCGGGTTGTTTCATCTCAAAGAAATCGACGCGCAGGATGGCTCATTCTCGGGGCATGCCGCGGTGTTTGGAAATATCGACTTACAGAACGACAGAATCCGCCGCGGCGCCTTCGCCGATTCCATCGCCGAAAGCGGCGGGCGCTGGCCGATCCTGATGGGACACATCACGTCGCGCATCGTGGGATTTTCGACCGGCGCTGATGAGGACGCTCACGGGCTGTACGTCACGGGAGAATTCACGCTTGATTCCGATGAAGGCAAGAACGCCTACGCGACCGCGCGGCATGCAGCCAGGTTGAAGCAGCCGCTCGGCCTCTCGATCGGCTACAGCATCCGTGACGGCGGGGCCGATCTGAACAGCGAAAGCGGCGTGCGCAATTTGACGGCGCTCACCGTCCATGAGTTTTCTCTGGCGGCAGTGCCGGCTAATCCGCGGGCGCGGATCGCCCGCGTGAAGGGCCTGGAGAGCGTGCGCCAGGTCGAAGGCCTGCTGCGCGAGGCCGGCTTTACCGGCGATGAAGCGCGGCTGATGATCTCGGTTTGCAAAGGGGAGCGGGATGCGAACCTTTCCACCCTGGAGCGGGACGCGAAAGGGCTTACGTTGGGCGCAATCACCGAAGATTTGCGCATGTTTAAAACCATTCATGAACTAGAGGGAATCATATGCCGACACTCTTAGAAACCGACGACATGCAGAAATTGCAAGGCCTGCTCGGTGAATTCAAAACCAACTACGCGCAGCTTGACGCGGAATTCAAAAAGCTCGGGCAAGGGCAAAGCGAAACCGTCACTAAGCTGCAAAAGCTCACCGACGACTACGCCGCGCTGCACACGAGCGTGCAGGAAAAGGCGATCAAGCGCATTGATGACCTGGAGGGCAAGCTCAACCGCCGCCAGGCGGAATGGGAACCGCCGAAATCGATCGGCCAGCAGGTGATCGAAGATCCGGGGTTTATCGCTGCGATCAAGAACCGCGGCGGCCGGATCAATATATCGGTGGCGGTCAAAGGGCCGATCTCGCAGTACTACGGGATCAAACAAACTGCGATAGCGATCAGTGAGCAATGGCCGGAACGGCTGACCCAGATGGGACTGCTGCCACGGCCGCCGATCGGCGTGCGCACACTGATTCCGCCCGGTCGCACCAGCGCCGGGTCAGTCGAATACGTGGAGGAAACATCCTGGACGAACGCGGCGGCGCCGGTGGCGCCAGGAGCGGCGAAGCCCGAATCCACCAAAGTGTTCACGATTAAAACCGGCATCGTACGCACCCTCGCCACCTGGTTCAAGACGAGCTGGCAGACTCTGGATGACATGCCGTTTCTCGTTTCGCAAATCGAGAATAACGGGGTATGGGGCGTGCAGACCAAGGAAGATGACCAGTTACTGAACGGCAACGGCACGGCGCCCAATCTCCAGGGCATGATGCCGGTTGCGACGGCGGCGCCGGCGCCTCCGGCCGGCAGTAACCTGGTGGACGCGATTGGTAAGGCGGTGTTCGATCTGGCGGGTAA